ATTCGAAGTTCTCCGCACTGTAGTTAACGCTATTGGTCGATACCGTATACGAAAATGACAGAGACCCAAGGCTCAAGCTCGCGGACGATGCGAGGGTGGCATTCTCCAGAGTGAATGCAAAAGAGAGCGGACTTAACGCAAGCGTTGCCATTTATGAGGTCGTAAACTGCACATTGGCAAAATAGGCCACATAAGAAGCAGAGGGCGCAGTCGCGGCCTGAATGCCAAACTTCAAGATATCAACGCCCGCAACGGTCGGATAATTGCCGCCCCCACCGTTGAAGAGCGTGATGGGTATCTTGTAGAAGTTCCACGCATTCGCTGTCATCGTGGCAGGTCCGGTGACCCCTGCGGGCACCGAGCCGTTACCGATGGTGACCGCCTGCCCGATGCTGATATCGGGGACTTCGACCTCGTAGTAATCCCCCGCGTTGCCGCTTCCCGCGGTAACTCCTGTCAAGGTGGTTGCGGTGTTGCCGGTCACGCCGTAGGAGACGATATTGCCGCTCGTAATATCGAGCACATCGGATCCATTCAATACATTTCCGCTCGTCGGCCACGACTGCGTCGTATCGGTAAGTACTCCACCGCTGATTGCGGAAGTCATCACGCCATCAATCCACAAGGCTTTTAAGAATTGGATCTGATAGCCATTCGTCGCAAGGCTCGTCGGGTAGATGTAGAGCTCAAGATACGGATACGGGTAGAGCTTGAACCGCCCCCCTTGAGTTGATGTGGGATTGACGTGCAAGAAATACGGCTGAAATCCCTCGTTGCCATCGACCTCGACCACGTTGTTGCTGGAGAGCACCGGATTCGTGGGCGCGCTAAAGGAACCTACCCGCGAGGCTTGGCCCGGTATCGTGCCGTAGTAAACCGCACCGCTCCCATAGGAGAAATCTCCGCAGGCCGGGTTCTCGTTTCCAGGCACGAACACATACGGATTCGCAACCGCCGTCGGCGTGACCGTGCCCGACGCGGCCGATGCGATGCTAGTCCCTGCTGAATTGATCGCCTGCACAGTGACGGTGACGGGCGTCCCGGCCGCCATGCCGTTGATGTCGACGCGGCAGTTCAACTGCTGGTAGCTACCGCCTGTCGTTGCGATGAGCACGGTGCCCTGGGTTACATTCTCCCCGGTACTCGCCGTCGCCTTATAGGAGGTGATCGAAGATGAGCCGGAAGATGCGGGCGGCTGGAAGCGCACATACACGACGCCGGGGCCTGCATAAGCAGTCACGTTGCGGGGCGCAGACGGCGGTGATCCATAAGGCGATGTGGTGAAGGGATAAGCGCCGAAGCCCTGAATCGCCGCGTAGATATAGCTCCTCCATGCGTCCGGCGACTGAAATCTATTGTCTGTGTTGGCCCAGAAAGACCATGGTGGCTTGTAGTACTGCGCCGAGTTCCAGATGCCGTTAACCATCGCTGCGGTATAGGCGCTCACGCCGGACGAAGGATTCTGGTTGTAATCCAAGTTCTCGACATTGTTGGCCACGAGACCGGGATAGGTATTGAAGAAGCATTCACCACCGCTCGCAGGAGTTCCATACGAAGCGGGGTTGACCTGCGTACCGGTGAATGGGTTTCCTGACATCGGATTGAACACGCAGCCTACATAGAGCTTCAACCAGTAAGAAGCATGCCCATTCGCATCGATAGAGTCTTTCCATGCCGTCGCGGCGGAATAGGGTCCTGTGGTATTCGGAGAAAGGCCAAAGCTATTGTTGAATGTATCTGAACCCATCAAGATGACGCGTCCTGCATTCACCGTCTGCATGAAGTTAGTATGCGTCGTGCTCGTGTTTTGCCCATCGGTCCCATAGATACCGAAACCATCGCAGCAACCGATACTCGTGTTCGGCGCAGAAGCGACGACGCGGGTCTTTGAGTCTGCGATGAAGCGATAGCACTGAGCGTTCGTATAGGAAACCTTCCCGGCCGTCTGAGCTACGCCGTTGATGTCATTGTAAGAAGCGAGCACTCCATTGATTTTGTATGTAGTGTCGGTGACGATCGCCGGCAGATAGCTTGAGCCGTACCCCATCGAGAACGTCAGCTCATCGATGTCCTGGATCATCTCGCAATACGGGTCGTTATTGAACGTGAGGCCCGAGGGCATAACATGATTCAAGAGCGCCCGATACATATTGGTGTAGGCAGCAGCCGCTACGGGATGGTATTGGTGGGCTCCCATGATGAACTCAAAGCCCGCGGTGAGCCCTGAATTGCCATTGAAGTCCCACACGAACCAGCCGTATTGGCTGGGATTGGGCGATGCAGGGAACGCAGTGGTCGAATACACCGTCCCGGTAAGGGAGTCCGTTACCGATAGAGTCGGACCATTGTTAATCAGCCACTGTGGAACCTGTCCCGAGGCGGCATTGCTCGTGTTATACGGATTCGCCCCGCCAATCGGATTACAGACATTACCAACGTAGGTCGAGGTCTTGAACGAGACGATGAGATGCTTACCAATCGCCTTCAGAGAGGTGTAGGTAGAATCAATTACCGAAAAATTGTAGCTTGGACCCGTCGTGCCCACATCGACTTGTGCCCATGACAGTTGCAAACAATAACCAATGATGCCAGTCCCATAGCTAGTTAGGTCGCTGATATCGGATGAGACAGAATTACCAGCCTGCGCCATGTAGTGGCCAGGATTGAACTTGACGCCTGCGCCCGTGCTGTAAGAAAACGAATTCGCTTGGGGCGCGTAGGCAAACGCAACGGGGGATAGGCTCAAGGTGAGCGGCGGGTTGTAGCCTTGGACCGTCGGCGTATAGCTGAAAGCGACAGGACCCAAGCCTAAGCTAAATCCAGGGCTGGTCGCGCTCTGCTGGAGCGCGCGGCTATACATGAGGTAATTGAACCCCACGGGATTCGCCTGCAAGGTGTAGGGATTCCCGGTGGGACCAATGATGATCCCGAGCGCCATGGGACTACTGAATCGTCGCTAGGCCGGACGCAATCGTCACCGTAAAGGTCTGACCACTCGCAAGCGTGATGGAGGATCCATAGTCCCACCAGCCCATCAATTGTCCCGAAGCGGTCACGTCATACCAGACCACATATCGGAACGGCCCCATGCCACCGCCTGAGCCGGTCCATGTCGGACTTGCGATGGTGCCCGATATGGTTTGCGTACCACTTGAATTATTACTCGATGGCGATGTAATGGTCACACCCCCCGTTGTATAGCCGGCTCCCGAAGCCAGCTCATTCGCACTGATGGATGAATACAACGTATTCGTCGCCACCGGTGCCGTATTCGTGAGCATGATCTTTTGCGTATCGGAGGTGAGATTTAAATTCCCACCGTTCACGAAGGACTGAACCGTCGTGTTGAATTTATTGCCGCTCGCCATTCACTTCTCCTTGCTGAGGGGGATCGCCCAAGAGGGGCGTATGGTTAAAGACGACTGGCTCCAGACGAAGCTCGTAATGCCCCGGCTTCTCTTGAAGCACCTTCTCATCAGTCTTTGTATCGTTCATAGCATGCTCACTTGACAGAATAATAAAGTGTCCCGGCATTGTTACATCCGCGAAACCAATTCTCAGTCTCTGCGGGTATCGAAAAAGAAGTGGTGCTTGCGCCAGCGCCGATAATGTTTTGACTCGCCGTAATAGTCCATGCCCCGGCGTTGGGATTCGATATACAGTAGATCTCCCCATCGCCATTGGCTGCAATGGTAGGAAGCGCCAAGGTGCCGGTAGAGCTTCCAATACAGGTAATTGCCGATGTTTGACCGGCGGTCGCCGGTGGGATCGATGTTCCGGTGACTAGCTGCGTCGTCGGAATCGCAATGGGGAAATTGGCAAATTCGACCGCAGAAGAATTCTTATTGAACTTGATCTCGGGACCCGTATTGCCTGAGAGATATCCCAGTGCGCCACCCGATAGAGCACGGGTATCAGTGGCATTGTGCGAAAGACTCGACCAGCCGATACCCACGCTGCCCGTGAAATTCGCAGTCTGCCCGATCTGATAGCGCGGTAACACAATGGTGGGACTGGTATATGTGTTGTCGATATCGAAGGTCGTACCGGGGGTACCGATCGTATCGTTGCCATAAATAGTCACCGCATCAGAAATGCGCTGTACAACCGTTGCGATACTTCCAGTATCGACATAGTTGAACCATAGATTGATTCCACGGACGGATGCCAGAGTCACCATGGAATTGGCTACACCCGCATTGACCTCCAAGTCCAAATTCGTAAAGGACATGGGGAAAACGAGATTGTGATTGGCCGATCCGTTGTAATAGCCAATAATTTCCAATGGCGAGAATCCATAGCTATTTATCGTAAACGAGGCACTCCCGGTAGCCGCAGCCAAAGCCACATGGCCAGGATAATCTGTGATCGTAAGCACGTTCCCCGAGACACTCAGCACGAAATAAGTGATCAACGGTGCGAATGGTGTGTTGGTCAGCGTCCCACTCATCGTGACCGGCTGATCAGGAATGAACAGCGCGCCATTGGTTACCGTGACGTTCTGCGAACCATTCGTCATCGTCGCAGTTTGTGAGACGGCCGTACGATTCGAGAACGAAACCGTACAGTTATCCAGGGGAGTTTGATTCAGAGAATTGGCGGGGTTGCCGCGTGCGGAAAATACGATGCCGCGAGTCGATACGCTGTTGTTGCCCGTCTGCACCGTGAGCAACTCTACCTTGCTGTTACCTCCATCGATGGCGCCAGCAGCCGAGCTACAAAACCAGAAAGCCCCACCTACGTTGAATGAAGATACGAGATTGGCAAAATAACTCAGCCAATAATTCTCGATCCAAAAGCCCCATCCCGTACCTTGAATACAAGAAACGTTCTGAATGTTAAGACCGTTGCCGCCTGGGTTATATAGAGCACCGATCTTAATGCCATTATAGAAGCCGGAGAAGGTCAAATTGGCTATCGAAAAGCCAGAGAGCTTCGCATTGTTGAACTGCGTCGAGTTCAATGACTGGCTGCCCAGATCTCCTAAGGTACTCTGCGTGGCTGATCCCCCAGGCACCCCAAAGTAATCAAGCCCGTCGAAAGCACCGTTCCCTGTAAGTACCGTACCTCCGGTAATACCGCCGTTTGATGTGAGATAACCGCGAGCACCGACCAGTGCGACATTGTTTTGCGCAATCAAAGGCCCGGTCATGGCATAAGAGCCCGGCTGCAACTGGACCAAGCCGCCGCCTGCGAGACTCGCCGTCACCATGGCTTGATTGATGGCAGTCGTATTCATTGCGGGATAGGAGGTTGGGACGAAAGACAAAATACTTGATACGGGCAACATGTAATCGGTGCCCAAAGCTCCGCCTGCAACCCCACCCCGGTTGGCCAGCACTACATCAGTCAGTTGTGCCGTGCTCTGCGGAACATTATTGAGTGTGGGCATTATTGCGTCGTATAGGGTTGCGAATTAAGGGCATAAAGAAACGGGTTATTGTTCTGATCGAGCAACTCGTAATTGATGGGAAGCACATTGCCCAGATAGGCAAAATTCTCATTTACCTTGATCCAGGCGAGCACACCCGGATCGCCCAATCCGATGATGCCGTTATAGGGTGCAGCACCAATATTGATCACTTGTTGAATGCCGCCTATATACAAGGGAAGTGAGAAAAGATAGGCAAAATTCGCATTGATCTTACCGAAAGCCACGTAGGCATCATCGCCCTGCATGTTGTTGGTGATCGAGGTATTGACGAGCGTCGGGGTCACACCGGTACCTGCAAACAAGGAGACGAAATTCTCATTCGTCTTGGTAAACCCCAATTGGATCGGATCACCCGTCGCATCCATATCTCTCGTGCCCACGTTGATGATTTGTAGTGCCATTCACAAGTTACTGCCAAAGCCGCCGTGCATGATAAAACTCGCATCTTTGCCGTTACCCGCCATGAGAGCGCTATCGAAACGCAGCTTCTTGACCGGGCTCGCATTCATCGCCTTGATGAACTGGCGTGACTCCCATGCCTGACGCAGCAACTCAGGGCTAGGCTGCTTGCCGTATTCGGGAGCGAGCTCGATGGCCAGGAGCTTCTTGATAGCTCGCGAATAGCCTTGCGGCAGCGAGAAAGTGCTCGTGGTCGAAGTAAGATCGGCCAAGATCACATCCGTAAAGAAATGCACTTCGCCCGCTTGCTGCGGATTCGGATAGACAAAAAGGTGGGCTAACGGAAAGTCCGGCTTCAAGCACACGAGGTACGGCCATGGTCCCGGCACTCCTTTATAGCCAATCTCGTTGTAATCATCGAAGCTCGAGACGTCGAACCAGTAATCGAGCCCGGTGTTGCCGGATGCCGTGATACGCGTATAGCCAGGACGGATCCTTAATGGACGCGCTATCGCAAAGTTGCCGGGAGCTGTATAGGTGAACGTGTCTAGCGTGCTTGAGCCAATAGCATTCTGGCTCATGACGACCGTCGTGCCCACCTGACTCACGATGGTGGTATTGGCAGGTACCAGCCCTTGCACCTCGGTGATAGTTCCACCAACTACAACACCACTCGAATTCATGCCAGTTGTCAGAACGAGTGTCGTCGATACATTGGTTATATAAGGCGTAGCAGCTGTCAAAGTGCCTGCAAAAGTTCCCTGTACCGGGTTACCGATCGTGTAATCGTACTGACCCGGCGTCCAGGCCAACTTGTTATAATTGGTCGAATACACGAAGTCTTTATCGGTCGAAAGCGACTCGAAAAGATCATTTAAGATCTGCAGTGCATCGCCCGCATCCGTTGCATCGACCGGTTCACCAGCGGCCTGAACGCCAAGATTGCGCAGCGCTCCGGTAATGAGATCAAGTCCAGATGAGGTAACTGCGCCCATTAATTCACCGTCAATAAGAAAGTTTTGTAGGCGACATTGCTCGCATTATCCGTCACCTTCTCAATCACCGTTTCTGTCTCAGCAGTTGAAGGTGTGCCAGAGAGCACACAACTCGTGTTCGATGAGAGCCAACTGCCGGTATCCGGATAGGCCGAGATGAGTGCGCAAGTGTACGGTGACGTGCCACCCGAGACGGTGAGCGTGTTGGAATAGGCCGATCCGTGCGTCGCTGCCGTGAGCGGTGTCGTGTTGGTGAGCTGTACTTGAACCGCGGATTGCGTGAACGGATCCGCATACTGCACGCCATGATAGGTCGCATAGATCTGCTGAACGGTATTGTAGTAACCGTAGCTGTTTGGATGGCCGCCATCGATCGTGTAACTGTTCGTGTTGTAGGTGATCGTGTCGCCCGTTTGCGAGCATGTCGCGGCAACGTTCAAAGTGAGAGTCGATCCACCGACAACCGTTACGATGTCGTTGGCCGGAATACAGCCCGCAGTATCTACTAGACTCGCGCCCGCGATGATGTTTGATGGCACCGTCACGCCAGTAATTGACGTGGAGCTCGAAGTCACATTGCCGGTGAGTGTATAGGTGCCGTTACCGTACCAAAGACTCGTCTCACTCGTCGTCACCCCTTCGTTATAGCCATACTCGATGGCTGGGTTGGGATCAATCCAGCAAGCTGTGCCAAGATCTGATGGGTACTGCCGTACATGCGAATCGTTCCATACGCCACGATTGGAAGCAGAATTTCCCCAGAAACTCGCCACGGTCTGATCAGAAGCGTTAGTCGCGGTCCACTCAGCGGTGGAAGACGATCCTGGTGTGACAGTCGATTGACAGATTGGGATTCCGGGCAGAATGGTATTTAACTCGCTGAAAAGCGATAGAGCATTGCCCTTGATTACGGATGCTCCATGACCTTGGGTCAAATCGTTGTGACCGTTCTGCGAGAGAATGAACGTGGGGTTAGCAAGTGCAAAAAGAAGCAGTCGGTATTGCCAATTGGTTGGACTATAATACGAGAAAGCATCGCCACCCTTAGCCATGTTCACCATCTCATGGCTCAAAACCTCCTCGATCCACCGCGCGGCCCAGGCGGGGTTGGCCTGCGCATCGCCCATGGCGTCACCATAGGCCCCTAAGTTATTGGAACCCAGGCCACCCTCACCGACACCGTAGTTGATCGAATCTCCTATATCCAACACGAACTGTTGTGTAGAGGTCGCCGGCACTTGGATCAGCATCATGACGGGCTCTAAACCATAACCGCCCGTATTGATGGTTGAACCAACTGCTGTGATGCTACTCGCAGTAAGTGCTGTTCCAGCCGTTATCTGCGAACTGGTACTTTGCGTCTGTCCGGTATAGCGATTGATATAGTTCTGGGCATTCGTAACGATCATCAATTCGCCCGCTGCTTGCGATGGCACCTCCTGAGTCGTCCAAAGTCCAAAGCAAGCGCCCGCGGAGATCGTACTGCCAAAATCAACGGTATCGGATTCTATGTAACCGGCTGGCGAGCCGGGAGTTCCTGCCGTATAGCTAACCGAATTATTGCCGCTAAAGGTCACCGCGATACGCGCTGGAATGCCGGTGAGTGAGTTGTTCCAGGGATTTTCAACGCCGACCTGGAAGTTATAGTTATTAGGTAAATCCGTATCGACTGGCGTTGCGCCATTGATGTAGAAGGTCGAAATGACGAACTTGGCATAGCGAAAGGCGGTATTCGTACAATGGCGTGCACGATAGGTCGATGACCAATTCGAGCCTCCGCCGAACGCTTGCAGCGCCACGCGCATATTCTGCCCGGTACCACGCCAGACATAGGTGAGAGCGGCGCTAGTCCCGCCGCCGCGGATGCGCGCTTCGGCACCGTAAAGCAAGAGAAATGGGAGAAGTGCTAGGAGGAATCGTTTCATTTCGTCCGGCGAGCCGCCGCTTTCAGTTCATTGATCTCGGCCTGCTGTTCCTGAATGGCCTTGACAAGAACCGCGGTCAGTTGCATATAGCGCACGCCGAGCGGCTGACCTTCTGTATCAAGACCAATCAGCCGTGGATCGACTTTTTGCACATCCTCTGCGATCAAGCCAACCTGCGGGCCTAAAGCCTTAGGGTTAAACTCGGGCTTGAGGTCATAAGAAACTGGCCTTAAAGCCATCACGGTCGATAGACCCTCATCGAGATCTTGCACGTCCTGCTTGATACGTCCCGTCGAAGACAGGCACGCAAGGGTCGTGTCCACAGTCAAATTGCCGCCCGTCGTCCAGCACACGGTGCCCGTGGCCGCAGAAGAACTCGATGCAAGGTTAGGCATGGATACGGTGTTATCGCCCATGACAATTTGCGTGTTTGCCGTCTGCGCGCCGCTGCCGCTTGTGCCTGTGTGGGCCGTGCTTAAGGAAAGTGTTGCGCCTGCCGCATTACCAGTGCCCAAAGAACCCTGAATGACATCATTAGCACCAGCCGTATTGGCTACGCCGGAAACACCTTGCATCGATAAAGTCTGTGCAACTGGAGATGTGGTGTTGCCTGCACCCAACTGAATATTACCCGCAGCGGGACTTGTTAGAATCCCTCTAGCATTCCATTGAAAGCTGCCGCTCCCGTAGGTCTGAATGTAACCACCATTGGTACTGATATTGCTATTGACCGAGAGTACGCCGCTGGTGGACAAACTCAGTTCCGAAGTGCCGCCTACTTCCCAAAGTACAAGATAGGAAGTAGCCGTGCACGTGGTGCAGGTCACATTGGCAAAATCTAGGATGCCGAGGACTGCACTCGCATCGTTTACAGTTCCCGTGATGTTACGGCCGAAGCCCGTCGTGCCGGAGGTGAGCGAGAGGCCAGTGCTCGTCTGCGTGTAACTGTTCGCCGCGTTGGTTAGGGTCAATCCAGCATTCGAATTGACTGATCCGACCGTGATGTTGGGCGTCCCGGTCAGAGCAGTTGCTGAAATTGTCCCGGAACCGCTGATACCCAAACTCGCGCCCGTCCCCACGAGCATGGCAGCAGTCGTGTTGGTCCCTGCCGTGAGCCCGCTGAAGGCGGTGCCCGCGTTCGGTATGATCGGCGTGCAACTATCGACTTGATAATTCGTGCCGTTACTTGAGAACCAGCAGCCATAGTATTGGGCAATGGCCATCGAGGTAGAGGTGGGAGCACCCAGCAGGGTGCTCGTGGTCGGCGTGAGGGTGACAGTTCCAGCGCCATCATTTTGAATACCGAAACCGAAACCCACGCCAAAGCCTGTGGTTGTAGCAACGGGGAGTGTAACGGCTACTGCACTCGCATTGTTGAAGGTGACAAGCGACGCAGCATCGGTTGCCTGAATGGTGTAACTCGTGCCGCTCTGAGCATTGATCGTCTGATAAAGCGAAACCGCTACAGCGCCCGTGGTTGGATTTGTCGTGACCCCGGAGGAGCCAGTCACGCTCGCGACGCTTCCCGCTGGAACAGAGCAAGCCCCGCTCCCGCTCAAATAGCAAGTAGATGAGGGTGTGCCGGAAAACAAATTATAGAGATCTGAAGCACTCGCCGCAGCAAGCGCATTGGCAGCCCCCTTCAAAGGCCCAGTGACCGATGTCTGCAAGGTAATAGCAGGAGTCGTTGTGGCAGTTGCGACAGTCCCGGCAAATCCGTTGGCAGAGACGACTGAGGCGCTCGTAACCGTTCCAGAACCGCCGCCGCCCGTGGCATTCAAAACGTTGCTGCTAAATGAGAGATTCGTACCCAGGGTGCAATTCGTCGGCGGTCCCACAGCCCCGGTGGGATTACAAACGAGCGTATCCGCGGGAAGGCCCGGCGCTACTTGCGCATGGGCGGCCGGAATCAGGAAAAGTAGAAATAAAAGGTATCTCATGGCCTATCCTGCAAAGATCAAGTTCGTGCCGTTGAAGGTCATCAGAGCCGCGGTTTGCGGGCCCAGGTAGGCCGTGGTTGCCCCAGGGCAGGCGATCTGATTGGCCGTCAAGCTGGTACTTGCGAGATTAGCAAAGGCGATCGTCGCGGTGGTCGAGGTGTTGTAGACCAAGAAGACATAGCCAGTCGTCATGCCAAAACTCGGCGGCGGCGGTATTAGAGGCTGTGTCGCGATGCCGTTGATCGTGGGACTACCGGTCGGAGTGATCATCAAGAAATTGATCGTTCCCGGCCCCCACCCCGCGGGGTTCCAGTTATCGACCGTCCCCGACAAGGTGACACTCAAGGGGTTATTGAATAGCCCGGAAACTCCGGTCAATGAGATATAGCCGGGCGAGCCTAAAACTGCTTGAGTGTTGTGAGTTTTAGTGATCGACGGACCGGGATTATAGTCAGGAGGAGCCGTCACGGCGCTTGACGTCCGGGAGCTTCACGCCTCCGTTATAGATAAAGCTACCCGTGTCAACCATCGATTTGCCCGGATCTGAGGTATTGCTCGCAGGCGGCCGCAGCCGAATCGCCGGATCATTCTCGACGAGCGGCGTCTCTAATACCACATTGTCCGTATCTGTTCGGAGCGGGCCTGGCATACATCCTCAGTCATAAATCAGTGTGATGAGATCCCCACCGGTGGTCAGGGCTGTTTGTGACGCGCCATCCGCAACCGTCGCAGAGATCCAATACCAGATACGGCCGCCATTCGTCAGGGGTAGATCACTCACGGCGAAATAGGAACTCGTCGAGGTGAGCGGTACCATGAAAGTCAACTGCGGAACAGTCGTTGCCACGGCCGGAGTCGTCGTTGACTGAGCGCCTGCGGACGGAGCGGTACCGGTACCTTCCCAGTAGATTTTCACATAGGTCGCAGCCGCTTCGAGATTAACCGCGGTAATTCCGTAGAAGATCGAGGCCGACCCCCCCGCAAGAAGCGTTGCCGTAACCGCACCCGTGCCGGTCGTGATTTTCGTACATCGGGCCACCGACTAACTCGGCACGCGCGGCAGGGTGTACCACTGGCCTGCTACAGCACAGGCGAAGCGAGCGGAGGTGCGAGTCGCCATGGTGATACCCGCATTCGCCGCTAGCGCGTTGATCACTTCGGTCGTGGTGCCACCCGCGTTCGGGAAGACGGCTACCGTGTTGGTGGCAGTCGTCGTATAAACGTCCAAATACATCCCTGGCACCGACACAGGGAGCAGCACCGAATAGGCGGAACCTGCGCTTGTCACCATATTGATGGTCGCCGTCAGAGGTGTGGCACCTGACTGGGCAGCGCCTGAATTAGCCGCGATCGTCGCATAGGGAGAAAAGGAGAAGCCCGCCGTGGGGGAAAAGGCATTAGAGGGGCCGTCAGAATACCAAGCCCCCGTCGCCGCACAGAAATAGGTGGTCGTGCTATTAGGAGCCTGAATCACCCCGGTCGCGGTCGCGATTCCATTGATGGTATCGGTCCCGGCACCATAGACCTGCATGTTGTTCGCACCGGCATTGACGACGGCGATTTGCATGCCGGGAGTTGATGGCGGCAATGCGACACTATCACCCGCGGTTGCCACGGTACTCACCCGCACCGTTTGCCCCGTGAGAGGCAATGCGGAGGATTGACCTCCTCCGGCATGGGCGGTCAGGGCATCGACGAACGAGGTCAGAGCATAATCACCGGGCTGAAACGGGACATTCCCTTGCCATACTCCATAAGCTCGGCCTGTATTGACGGGCATGATCGCTCCTTTAGGTCAAATCAGTGCCGTAGACAAATACGTCCATGTAGGAGTTGGCGATGCCAGAGGCCGTGCCAATGTTGACGTAAATGCCGTAGGAAGCCGCACCGCCGATGCCGTTCGACTGTCCCACACCCCACGTGCCCGTCTGGTAATAGCCCGTGGCCGTCGCCGTCGCGATCTGGATATAGGTCGCTGCCGTAGTGGCACTCAAGGTGGATAGCGTCGTCGAGCCACAGACAGCAAGGCCTGTACCCGCGGGCCCTGACCAAAGCCTTGCTACGGTCGAGGCGATGCTCGCAAAAGCGACTACACCGCTCGTGATGGTGACGGGATTTGCGAACACGACGGCCGACGCAGCCGGCAGGAAGTTGAAGTTCTGTACGTTGATGAAAGGCAGGAAAGCGGCATCACCCGTGCCATTGACAGGGATCTGCCGCCCTACCGCCAAGCACCGATAGGCGTTCACCCCTTGGTAGAGGTTGCCGTAATTGGGCTGACTCTGAGGCGCGAGAACCGCAACAGCCGAAGCATTCGCCGTGGTGGCCGGACCCGGATTTACTGAGGGCATGTTCTATACTCCTTAACCGGCGACCCGTAGACCCAACGTCCGATATAGGCTGGCTGGCCCATACAAGACATCGGCCCTGGTAGGCTCGCTGTCATTATTTATTGTGTATTGCGACACAACACGAATGCTCATGCCCACGTCCTCATCGTCATAAGCGCGAGCCGCGAACTCCACACCGCGCGGGAGCGGCAAGTCAGCGAAGGCAAGCGCATAAGCGTACTTGTGGAACACGAGAGACTGCGGGCTCACGACCGAGGCATATCCCGTCCCGCCATTGACCGTAATGGTCGCAGCCGATGCCGGTGCTGCCGTGACGTTCTGGAACTGGCCGCCCGAGATGCAGCAATCGCCAATGGTGAGATACAAAGTGCCCGTGCTGCTTGAGGTGTAGGCGCCCGTGGTCGGGTTAAAAGTGCCGGCCGTCAGAGAAGCCGCCGCATAAGTCAGCGTGGTAGACGCTGCGCCGTTGGGGGGAACCGTGAAGCCACCGGGCGGTAGCACCACGAACTGGCGCAAGGTCTTGCCATACTGATTGCGATTTTGCGGGTTGACCGGATACACACCGGCAAACTGGATGATGTCGCCCACCTGGACGACGGCCGTCGAGTTGCTCCAGCCCTGCGTCGAGACCGTGCCAGACTGTGCCCAACCGGAGGTCAGAAAGGCCGTACCCGCAACCGGAGTCGTCAGGATGGGCGTTCCGCCCTGAGCACCGGTGGTAAAGACCGGTACGTTCTGGTCCTCCCACCAATCGAGCCCTGCGAACTCGCGGGCAATCATGCCCGTCTCGATGTAGTCCCCGATCTTGGCTTGCGGGTTAAATAGGCCCTGGACCGTCGCCACCATGCTCGACATGGAAGTCGGATCCAGCACCGCATTCTTCTCACCCTCACGCGGACAGGCCTCATTGGCGAGGTAGGCGCGGGCATCGGTGAAGATCTTGAGGCTATTCGGGCTCACGCCGAAGGTGCCCAGCATCGCGGCCGTGTTCAGGTAGTAGTACTGCGCGCTGTCGGAATCGATACGATTGGCGACGGTCGCAATCTGGGGCTTCAGCACCCGCTTCTTGAACATGTCCATGGACAGAGCCAGATCCTGGGTCGTGAACTGAATGTCCACATGGAACTGGTAGTTCAAGGCGACCGGAATATACGTCTCGTTCGTGTCCTCGACGTTGAGCGGTGGCCCATACGTGCCCTTATAGCGGGGCGGACGGCGGACGTTACAGGTATTGCCTATTTTGGCGCCCGTTTGGGCGAATTCGCTCGAGTACTGACGCTCGACGCGATTGGCAATGACGAGTTCGTTTTCGAGAACTACCAATGACTCATTGGTTATATAACTCATCGTCAGAAGCTGATTGGCCACTGAAAGCTCCAGAAGTTAGGTGAAAACCCAAGGAGCTTTCGGTCAGATCATCGGCGGCGCATTTCCCTCGCACGCTCGCGCTCGAAAGCGCGCAATTGCTTAAAGTCCATCTTGGCGGGATCTATCGGAGGCGGATTCGCGCCAGATGGAGCAATTGGAGTGATCGGAGCCGGGGCTCCCTGCCGTTCTGCCGCTTGCGAAGGCGCTGCTACCGGGGAAGTAGCCTTTTCTGGTGGCTTCGTAAGACTTAGCTCAAGATCCCTAACTTCTGCCACTGCTTTGATCGGGTGCAGTTTCCCTATCTTGCCTGCGACTTCCGGGTTTTTAGCCAGGAAATACGCGATGTCCGTACCATAATCCGACAAATCGATGTAGTCAAGGACCGACTGCTGCAGCATGAGAGGGGATTTCGTGACGACCTCGGTCCAATCGGCATTCTTCTTGACCGCCGCATCCACCTTTTTCTGCCGTTCGATCTTGGCAGCCTCCAGCCGCACCGTCTCTTGAGCCTGACGCTGCTCATCGGCATAGCTTTGAATGGCCTTCTTGGCTTTATATTCCGCCCGATCGTCACTGAACTTGAGCCAGTCGAATTCACCCTTGTCATTCTTGTATTTGGCATCCTCAGGCTGTGGTTCCTTTAGCTCTGGCGCTGCCGGTGTCGTTTTGGCCTTGAGCGCTTTGAGTTCTTCCTCGACCGCGAGGCGTTGCTTACGCTCAAGCTCGCGCTCGTTGAAGAGCTGCTCGGCAAAGCGCTCGCTGTCGGCCGCTTCCTGAGCTTTGGTGGTGGCGAGAGCTTCTTGTGCTTTGAGGCGCGCGACATACTTACCGATGCGCTTGCGCTCTTTCTCGGCTTCCGCCTTGGCGAGTTCGACGATATCTTCCTCGTCGATCCCGTCGTTGGGGTCAGTAGATGGCGAAACAGCCTCAGTTCTTCCGGTAACAATAGCTTTGGATCCAGCATCGTTATCCCCTATTTCGACGGCCACTGATTGCTTTATGATCTCTAATGGCGCTGCAGCCTCCCTCGCCGGCCGCTTCTTATCGACAATGACTTCTGTGCTCTGAATACCGCCCTCCGAGGTAGTTACTTTAGCCATTATTTTGATGCTCCATTCGCAGGTTTCGCCTTAGCCGCCTTACGATCCTTATCCCCTTCTTCCGAGGCGTGCTCCCGCTCAGCCGCGCCCACGTGCTCGGCGTGCGCCATTTCCCGCTCGGCCATGTCTTTCTCGTGCCGATCGCTTTGGCGGCTATCGATGATGTCCGCACCCGCTTTGAGTTCTGCCACATCGAGTGCTGTCTGACTACGCTTTTCGGTGTCATGGACCTTGGTGACATTGCTCCCAAGGGCTTTCTCGCGCTCAACCTGCATCCAGCCCTGCTCTATGGAGGACTTGTACTTAAGCTCCATTTGTAGCTGCTGGATCATCTTTTGCTGCTCTTGGGATTGGATCATCAACGCCTGAACAATGCCCTTAGCACTGTGAGGCAAGTTCTCCATGGCCTTAGACATCCCTTGGGTGTTAAGCGGCATGAGACGATCCGCAAGGTCATCAGCACCAGCAAAATCCATATTACGAACAACCAAATCCGCCCCTGTCTTGGCGATAGGCTCAGCCAAAGGTGTCTTAAGGAGGTCAAGCATGTTCTCCGCGCCCTCCTGGCGCTTGGTCTCATACCCGGGGCCTGTATCCATCACGACGTCATAGCGACCGACCGACATGTCATGCTTGATCTCGGTCACACCCTGATCGTTCACTTGGGGTGAATTGATGGCGACCATCTGCGGCGTCCCATCCTCGCCGATGATGCGCTGCATGCGCTCCTCGCTGTAGTAATAGGGGAATAGATCCAGCAGGATCTCGCCAATGTGGCTGATAAACATCGTCTGATTGTCGTAGAACTGGAAATGGCTGATATCGGATAAGGCTTGTCTACGGCGCAGTGCAACACCCGATACGACCTCGCCGGGTGTGTCCTGGCCGGGCTCGTGAGGCATGCCGGCCACCATCATGAGGTTGCGAATACCAGACTCGGCCGCCTCCTTGAAGCCAGCCTCCACTTCGATTGCAGGTGCCCGTTGTGGCGGAGGGACACCCTGAAGCGGCTGTCCGTCCATACCTAAAATTAGGTTCCACATCAACTTACCGTAGGGCTTCTGGTTCGCGTCATCCCACTCAGGATGCCCATCGAACTGCCCAACTACTCCAGTCCATGGAGCTTTCGAAGATAATGCGAGCTTCTCAGCCTTGGCTGTCTCCCAATAGTTAGCCGAACGGGCAGGATCCTTCATATCCCGAATCATGCCCTTGCGCCGGACATCGCCATTTAAGTCAAGTACATTGCCCTCGCAACGGCTGATAGGAATGTAGCGGCCCGGGAGATCACGCTGCTCAGCCACTTTGGTGCCCGTGAGCCTGAACCACTGAACTGTACGACGCTCGGACGGTCGTTTATCCACAATGGAAACTTGGGCGAGTTCAAACGCCTCTTTTTGGCGTCGGTACTGAGATGCAAATAGAGTATTACCGTTGGAGAGCTTATAGAGCGTGTCTTTGACCCGCTTGATGCGATAGTACTCGGCAAGGCGGATAGATTCTTTGTTCTCCCACTTGTGTTGATCATCCCCTGGGGCTCCGTGGGGCCATTCATTGAGATATTCATCGGGGTACGCTCGCTTGAAGGCGGTTTTCTTCATCCACTCGGTGATGATGAACCAGTCGGCATCTGAGCCGTCGGGCATGACGGAGGCTGGGTCGATATAGCAGGTGAGGGCATTACGGATGGGCTTGATCTTGAGTTCCTGCTCGAAGCTCTTTTCGTCTATGTATTCGCCCACGACACGTGCATAACCCCAGCCTATCCTGACAGCAGACGCGCCAGCTGTGTCATACGCAACAGATGCCTTCGAGAGCGTTTCGACATGACGAACCAAGCCATTCGCCACGCGGGCATCGTCAATAGTAGCATCCGAAACGGGGTGCACTTTGATACGCGGGCGCTGTTCACGCATATTGTTCGTGACACGACGAACGAGTGTCGCGGTGTGATTAATCGTAAGGGAGGGCCGGCGCTGGATCTTACGGAGATTGTAAATGTCATCGGGCCACTGCTGTCCATCCTCGAACTCCAGATCCTCTATCGCGAGAAGACGGTTAGGCGACTCGATCTCCTCGGCAATGCGCAGGCGCTCACTCGCCTCCATCCAGACTTCTGGGTCTGTTTCGGCCTGCTCTGCATAATCACGCGGTACATCTGGCATAAAGTCAGGTCTCAGCCTCGTGTTTTATGCAATGACTGCATGATTATGCTGCATTAGGCTTCCACTGAGAGACTAATACTTGACGATACCAAAAAACGATAAGCGACCATTTCAACACTAGATATCGCCGGACCATCACGTCCTACGCTTTCATCAGCTATCTCGGCCGCCTTGGCAAGAGTCTCAGCTAAGATATATCTTGATTGGCCACCGACGATGTTAGCCTTAAAAACTCCCATCCTGCCTTCTTCTTTCATACTACCTCGCTCCAAAAGCTTGAGAGGTGGCGTGATAGATGCCCACGCTTGAATCCAACTATCTGATGGCATATTCTTCATGCGCCAAGCCATGCCGTATCCGAGTTACCAGCCCCGGAGAACGAGCGCTGATGGTTCACCCCCGCCTTGAACTGCACTTCGGCAAAGCGGCGCATCATCATGGCATAGCGGGTGGCGGACATGAGATCGTCACGCATCTTGACGATCAGGCCGTCCTTACGGTGGTACATGCGAAACTCCTCCCACCAGTCGTTAAGCGTTGAGAACACCTTGAGGCGCCCTGTCTGCATGCGATCGAGCATTTCGGCGATACCCGCTTCCAGGCCGTTTGTACCGTCCGGAAAGGTCGCACGCTGGCCGATCATCTTCAAGCCTTGCTCTCGGTAGAGGCTGGCAAGCTGCTCCCCTGAGCCCTTGTCGTGCTGTAAGCCATCGTGGGGCCAAGCCCAAGGGAGCCACTCTCCCCATGGACGAATTGAAGCGGCAAACATGGCTGGAGTGTGCTGACGTTGCCGACAACAGGCAATAACGTACAAACAGTCTGAATCCCTGTCCCAGGCCATTCGAATAGCAGCTGAAGGGTGATCCCATCCGAAATCCAAGCCTCCCATCTGCGGCCAAAAAGTTGGGATGGCAAAGGGTTCACAAACGAGCTCCGCCTCAGCAACTGGGAAAACTCTTCCAGAACCAAGCTGAGGTATCCCCTTTGTTCGGGCGTCACGTTCGTACTCCGGATAGCTCGCAATAATGGCTGCCCGCTGCTCGGGCGTGTAATGGCTCACATCGTCGATGGTCATCTGGGTGACATGGCTGCCCGGCTGCTTGTCGAGTACGAAGCGCCTGACGACATCCGACATGCCGAGAAGCGGGGTGAATGTCACAAACACGGGGCCAACGGTTGAGTTTGTACGAGTCAGGCCCTCTATATAGATATCTAATGGCGGCTCCTCATCGAACCAGACGATGTCGAGTGTTTCGCCCTGCCATTTCTCGCGGCCTTTCTCATATGACTTCAGCGCGATATGGCTGACTTGGCCGGACTCGTGTCGGATCTTGATGCTGTCTTGGAGATCGGGTTGACCGCGGGCGGGTGTAATATCGAGGATCGCGTCTTTAGGTATTGCGCCAGTTCCGTAAGCACCTGGGCGTCCGAGGAGGATACGCTGGACGTTGTCTCGAGTAGATTCGCCAGTAATGCCTGCAGCCCAGCCGATGATATGTCTATCGTAATGCTTACCAGGCCATCCTGAGGGATATCTACCAGTAGCGTGCATTGCATATTCCATCCCCGCCGCTAATGTCTTGCCGAGCTGATTACCCGCCATCAACAGCCGCTCTCTGTGATCCTTGCCGGCTGCGTGGAACTCTAGCTGCTTTGGATAAGGGCGATAGTCATCGAGCTTCTGTTGACTCGACAGGCGTGCTTCCTGGGCTATCAGGGTCTCTAGGAGCAAGGAAGGATTGAAGGGCAGTGATGGCGAGTCGGAGTTCATCACGGGTTATGCCATCCAGTGCGCCATCGGGATCGACCTTCTTAGGCATGAGAGAAGCCACGACTTTAACGTAACTCGTTGGATCGTCAATACGAGCGAGCCTAATCGCTTCCTTGCCATTGCTCTCCCAATCAGCAGCGAGATCAGCGAGAAATTGATTCTCTAAATGCTGGCGCCCCTTGGGCTTGCCGGCTGGATTACCCGATTGACCGGGTTTCCATTGATGCTCTTGGAGCCAAGGAACTTTGAGCGCTGCATTGGAACTGCTCACAGTTTGTTACGGTGCACCAAAATAGGTGCGCTCCCATTCTTCGAGCTTGATGAGATCAGCTCGGGATTCAATGGAAGGCATATCAGGGATGAGACGATTATGAAGACATGAAAACATGGGTTCGATTACTCGCTTCAATAGCTGGGAATAAATCAATCCTTCATTCTCAAAAGAAGCAGTGACATGGAAACAGTCTTTCCATGGCAGCGGCCCATCTGGCTCTTCGTTATAAGCTAACAGGAGAAGCTTTTTATATTTCATTGCACTGTGTCAATTTCACGGGTACTCGATACGACGAGGGAGACCTTGTACTTGGTCTTCGAGTCGATGACGTGATCTGGCTTTAAGTACGCATCAATCATATCCATGAGCGGGTTAATGACCTGTTTAATCAATTGGTTGCGCGCGGTAATGATGCCGTAATCAAGATCTACGCACTCGACCGCATAATTCTGTTTCTCGATTTGTGGGCCTTGGACTTCAGTCATACACGATCGCGATATCTTGTTCGGAGCACACGATCACTTCTTTGCTGCCCCATCGGACGGTGGCGAACAGGTAGCCGCGTATCTCAAGTCCTCCAAGTTCGACCACATCACCGACTTTGACCTCGGTCGGACGGAAACTCTTACTGTCCCAGGTTTTGCTGCGCTGCCCTTTCGGGCCGTTGTAGAGCTTTGGGTATCGGCCCGGGCCAATCGCTCTAACCCGCCCCCGGAGAGGCTTACCGGTATAGACAACTTCGAGGGTGGAGGAGGGCTTCCAATCGAGGGGCTCGATGACGATATTGTCCCTAAGGGGCCTAATGTGAGCTTCGGCCGGCACGGATGTGATGGACTCATTGCCTACTCGTACGCCCGGGACTTCAATCGATAGGCCGTCATTCATTTCTTGAGCTTAGCTTTTTGGCCTTCCGAATAGGCTATCGCTTCTCGTTGGGATCTCTTGGGAAACTTCTTTTTCGCTTCCTTGCTGGTTATCCACTTGGCTACGAACTCGCCAAGCTTTTCGCCACTTTGGGGGGTGGGCATGCACAGTCTCCACTCGTTGCGTTGCACTCAGCACGGCATCGGTTGTGCGAATCTCATTGAGTTCTGTGGGACTTAAGGGCACTGCGGTATAGATCTTATCGCCATCGATTGAGGCATGGACAGTCTTGGTGCCCAAATGGAAGGTTGCGTGTCTCATCCGGAGCCTGGGAATAAGGTCTTGCCACCCTCGCTGCCATCGGGGGCTTTACCGCCGATACTGACATCGTGGGCATTCGATAGATCGAATTGCACACCCCCCCGGAGTTTGGGCTCTGGAGCGATCGTATATTGCCCCAGGAGGTTTCTCATCTGTTTGGTGCCCGAACGGAGCACCATACCCTCTCGGGGCTTGCCAGAGGATCCTACGACGGCTCTATCGTCACCCTTGGCCATTACGGTCTCTTCGGGCCTGATTCCATGCCGTGATAGTTATGGACCGGGAAGCGTATGCCGTTGCCATCGCTCGAGCCCACTTTCTCCTCACTCTTGATCGAGCCCTTACCGGCCTGACCACGATCCTGGTGCTTGGGCTCTCCCTTCATCGACTCTCGATTCTCTGGCTTGCCGGGCATGTGGAGCTCCTTGTGAAGTGATCGGAATCTAACCGTTTAGCCGTCTGTTTGCAATCGATCGCAGGCATGAAGATGCCACTTTCCCTAGGCGTCCGATAAATGTTCCAATTCCCATCCCTTCTGCACTACAACATCTGCACATCTAAACCACTCTCCCCTGATGTGATATCTCTTGAGATTCCTATGAATTAGACGCTCGACATAGAGAGCATGCATCTCACTTCTACAACGTATCTTGGCCATCATCTTCATTTCCCCCGGACATCCAGTTTGCATCTGTTTCAGCCGTTCCTCCGGATTTCTAGATTTTCCTATCTTCATGCGAGACGGCTTAGTAGAAGCTTTTATAAAGTAAACGTACATGCTACGCTGACCGACATTCCAGTCGGGGCGCGGATCTAAACCTTAAGAATAAGATTCCAGAGGGTTTAGCGCATAAGTGCATAAAACCAAGAATTCTGATAAGAATCAGATACATAGTCTGTGGATAACCTGTGGATAAGTCTGTTAGTAACCTGTGAATATGCTGTGAATTAGATATCCATTGCATAAACAGCCACACGGCGCTTGCTCGGTAATTTGATCATGGTTGAGTGGATCCGATGACCGCGGTGCTTTAGCTCCCGAATGCGCTCGGAGAGGCGACAGCAATCGAACAATCGCCACGCCTGATCGGTGGTGAGCACCCGTCGAGTCTTCAGGTGTGCGAGGATCTGCGCACATTGGCTGCCATGCTGCA